CGTTCAACTTTCAAATAATTCATATCATCAATTAAACTATCAACTGGGTCACAATAATGACATTCACTATAATCATAGTGTTCTTTGTTTAAAACTGGCATCTTTATTGATTTATTATAAAAATAATATATTAAATCAATTTTTATTTTCTACGAGTTTTTTTATTTTTTCTGGGTTTTCTTTTACAAGTTTTCTTTTTTTTTCCGTATGCTCTGGATTTTTCTAAAATTTTTTCAACAAGATTCCCATATTTTGTATTAGTTGTTATATTTAAAGGTATTATATCACCAGTTTGAGACATTTGTAAAAATGTTTCAATATAATTTATTAACATATCTAATTTTTCATTAGATTTATCAGATTTTATTAAAGATTTTTTTAATTCTAATAATTCACTATATAAATTTTGTAGATTTCTATATTCAGTATAATTATTAAAAAGATTTTTTGCTTTTCTTGTTGATTTTTCTACATCTAAATTATCCATGCTATTATTTAATTTATTTATTTTATTAATAGTAAAATGATATTTGGTTATAATTTTATTTAATTCATTATCACCTGGTTCTTTATTATAAGATGTAAATTCAGTAGTTTTTTTCATTAATATAACATTATATTAAAAATATAATCCCATATATAATCCTTTTTTTGTAAAATCAAATTGATTGTAATAGCTTTCTAATAAATCATTACAATCTAAAATACATTTATAGCAGTTATATTTTTTACTTATTTCTAATACATAACCTAATAATTTTTTTCCTATTCCTTTATTATGATGTTCTTTTAAAACTACGAAATCTTCTATATGTGCTGCTAAACCTCCATTATGAATTATTTTTTTTTCTATTAGTAATGTAATAGAACCTAAAATTTTGCCATTTTCCATATATAAAAATATCTTATGATTATCATTTAAACTTTCTATTGTTTTTTTTAAAATTATATATGTTAATTTTTGTTTATCTATTTTATCAAAATGACTATATAAATAAATAATTTGATTATATTTATCTTCTGTTAATTCTATATCTTTTATATTAAAAATCATATATAATTAATCAATAAATAATTTTATATTAATATTTTAATATTTTAATATAAACAGATAAATATTTACAATTATAATAATCCATATAAATGAATTATAATACGCAAAATGATTTATTACTTAATAAACTACTACAATTTTATAACAAAAATAATAACTTAGAAAAAATGTTAAACATTATTAATGGCAAATCAAAGATTTCTCTTAGAATTGTTGATTGGTTTGCTACTAATTATTCTAAAAAAAATTATACTGTATATCAAATTGAAAAAGATAATATTTTTGAAAGATTTAAAGTTTATAATGACTATAAATTAAATTTAAAAGCATATTCTAAAAAAAGATTTGACCCTTTCTGTAGATGGGAAAGAATTACTATTCCTTATAAAGATAATACACATATTCAAACTACATTAGGACAACTCAATTTTTTTAAATGGGCACTTGAAAATAAAGTTGTTGAATTTATTGAAGATAATTATGATACAATTGATGATGATATGAATATGCGTAATAGTTCTTCTAAATCTAAAAACAATTCTATTAGTTCTAATAGTTCAATTGAATCTACTGAAAGTGATGGAAGCTCTTCTTCATCTAATAATAAAACTAGAAAAAAAAGAGAAGAATTGTCTGTTAATGCTTCTCGTAGTATGAAAAAAGAAACTGTTGAAACAATTATAGAATTTTGATAAATTTTTTATATAAATATATTTATAATGGATAAAATATATTTATATACATTCTTCTTTTTAGGTTGTATGTCTGCTCGTTTCGGTTTAGCATACGCTGCTAAAATTATTGATATTAAATATTTACCTTATATGGCTTTATTAACTTCTGTTATTAGTATCACATTTTTAATTAATTTTATGAAACATAAAACAGGAGATAGAGGAGGTTTTGGTAATAAAGTATGGTGGAATTATTATAGATTAGTTCATTCATTTTTATTTGGATTATTTTCTATTTTAGCTTTTAATAAATATGATAATTCTTGGATTGTATTATTTATAGATGCTATGTTAGGTCTTTATTTTTTCATTAATAAATACTTTTTATAAGTAATTTAAATTAAAGTATTTCATCTACTAATCCATATTCTAACGCAGTTTTAGATGAAAACCATTTATCGTGCATAAACATTTCATCTAATATATCACTTGTTAAATCACTATTGCTTAAATAAATATCCTTAATATTATCCATAAATAAATCTACATTATCATTTAAATCTTTAACTTGTACTAAAGAATCAACAGCAAATCTACTATTAAATTTAATACCGTGTATCATCATAGTAGAATGTTTATATATAAATCTTTTTTTACCGACAACTGATAATAATGTAGCAGCAGAACCAACATAACCATAAATATAAGTATAAACAGGAACTTCAAAATTTTTAATAGAATCAACTAATCCAAGAGTAGGTAATAAAGCACCACCAGGACTTTGTAAATATAAATTAATATGTTTTTCTTTTATTTTTTCATCTGTTAAAATGCGATTTTTTTGTTTTAATAAAGATTCATTAATACCAAAACATGTTTCATCATCTAAAACTCCAATAAAATATATATTATTATTATATTTATTTAGCGTAGAAAGTTGTCCGTTTTCATCAGGTTCTTCATTACCATATTGAATTTTATGTAAATTATCATTAGTAGCCATTAATAAAGTATTTTTAATGAAGTTATGTCTTGTCATAAAATGACCTTTAAAACTATCAGCAAGATGAAAATTATTAAATAATAATCCAAAACATATTATATGTTTTATAGTTTTAAACATATAATATTGGGTAGTAATATAAATTTTACATAAATTTTGTTTAATCGTTTTTTAATGATAGTTTATATTTTAATTTACTGAAACTATCACATGTTAAATAGGTAAATATAGTTCCATTGAAATACAATAATGTATTAATATATAAAGTAATAAATAAATCATCTCCTATATAATTATTTCTATAATATGTATAATTCATAGTAACTCCAAAAATACACATAGGTAATCTTATATAATTGTATAATAAACTGTTAATAAATTTTTGTGTATATAATGATATTTTATCATTTTTATATAATGTGAGTGTTCCATATTCAATAACACCAGGAAAACCACTACAAGCGATAATATGATAATAGGTTTGATTATAATTAACAAATAATAAAGTTGGAACTACACCGAATAAAACAAATATAATGTGATGAAAGTAATCATAGAATCCTAAATTTTTGAACGCAATAATATGATAAAGATGTAATATAACAATAGTAAGATCGTGATTTTTATGTTCTACAATTTGATAATTATCTTCTGGTTCTAATACTAATTCAATAACGCCTGGTAAAATTTGTATTCCAATATATAAATTAACTAAACAATGTAATTGAAACCATCTGGCTTTTGTATTAAATAAATTACATAATAAAAAATCTAAAATAATAATTGCAGAAGTGATTTTATATATATTAAAACAAGTAGGATAATATTCTTCAAATTGTTCTAATAAAGATAAATCATTTTTATCGATACTTTCATTTTCTAGGAAAAATAAACTATTAAATACAGAATACATTTATATAATTGTATATAATATTTTTTTAATAATTTTATTATAAATAAGAAGTTCCTTTATATTTTAAAATATCTAAAATGATATTAGTAGTAGGAAATTCTTCATCACCATAAATATCTTGTAATAATAACCATTCAAATAAACCTCCAATATATACATATAAATTAGTGAAACCTAATTTGTAGAGTTGATTATATTTGCTAACAATTTTGTTATCAGAGCAATTTTCACCATAAATAACAATATTAATATTTTTATCTTCTCTCAAATATTTATTTAATTCTTCAATTTCTTTATCTGGCAATATAGTATTTTTAATAAGACAATCTTGATTATTAATATCTAGTGTGTTAATTATTAAAAATTTACCTTTTGTAGTATTATTGTTAATAATATTTTGCATACCTTCAAAATTAATTTTATTAATACTTTGAGCCGAACCCATTTATTAAATATATTTGATTAATCTTAATATCTATATTTTAATTTAAATATAAAAAAAATTATGTTTTTTTTGTCCTTTTTAAATTTACAACATAGTTTTTTCATCTTTTTTGTTTTTTTTAAGTTTAAAATATTCATTATTTTCAATCCAACCATTAATAGTTTTAAATCCCCATTCTCGTGTATTTGAACTAGGAATAAATAAAGTCCAACAATAAGGAATATCTTTATCTAATTCAACTCTATGAAAAGTATTAGCAGGAGCGTATCTATATGTTCCAGGTGCCCGCCAAAATTTGCCGTGTTCGGTATATTCCCAATATCCACCACTTAAAATAATTGTCCTAAAATTCCATGGGTGGTCGTGTAAATCATCAGGGTCAGATTTCAAAAATCTATGAAGGAATATATTAAATGGAAAGTTTTTTCTATCTTTCAAGAATAGATAAAATCGTTCAAGATAAGGTTCATTATCTTCTCTATCATTAATAACTCTATATCTGCCAAGATATGTCATAATTTTAACGAAGATTTCATAAAACATTATTTAATATAGTGTTTCATTGATTAATATAATATTTAACATATTAATCAATTTTATTTTGAATAAACAGAATTGGTAAATATTTTTTTAGTAAAATTTTTAAAATAAATATTGTATATAAAATGAATTACTATTTATTAATCTTGATAGTATTATCATTATTCAAACCAAATCATATAAATAATAATATAAATAGAAATATGGTAAAGAAAAATGATGAATTAATGAATTTTTTTAATTTTTATAATAATTTAACAATAAATGAAAAAAAAAAATTAAATTCATTAGGAACATCGTATCCAAATGATTTTTTTATTTTAAATATAATAATGGATTGATTTGGTTTCTATATTTTTTAATAGCATTATATGCTAAAATATCAGCATTTTTATTGCCCAAAGAATGAATATCATTATTAGTAGTATGAGCTTTAATATGTTTAATTTTTAAATTATCAGCATATTTATACATTTCATATAATTCAATAATTAATTCTTTATTAGGAACATCTTTAGACCAATTATCTTTAGATAATTTATCACCATAAGAAGTAGCACATTTAATAGAATATTCAGAATCGGACATAATAATAACTTTTAATCCTCTATCAGTATCATTTTTAATAAGTTTATAACATTCAATAATTGCAATTAATTCAGCACTATTATTAGTATGAATTAATTTTACTTTATTTTGAATGGAATAATTAGATGTAATAATTTTAGATACATTTCTATCATCTTCTATATCAAAGAATATACCTATACCTGCTATAGCGTTACTTTTACCATTATTATAACATGAACCATCTGTATAAACATAGTATGTTGCTTCATTATCATCAAATTTATTATATACATTTTCAAATATAATACTTTTAGTATTATTAATATTTAATATAAAATCTTCTGCGTCTTCTTCGGTTTTAAATTTTTTATAAATTGCTCCTTTATAACCTATAACTTGATTTTTACAATCATCCCAAAAATTATAAATCCCTACATTATGTCCCTTCGCCACAGCATAATATGACATTTAATATAATTTATATTTTATAAAATATTTAATATTTTAACAAAATTTTTTCAATTTTTTTTATATTAAATAATAATATGACAAATTATTTTTATAATTTACCTGATGAAATTCAAGACAAAATTTATTTTGAATTACATAATATATATATGAATGAAATATTCAAACATTTAAGAAATAATATAGTAATAAAAAGAATTAAAAGAAATAGGCAATGGATAGATGAATATAGACAAAGATTGTATGGTTATGAATATTAATTACCAATAAATAGTTTTTTTATTATTATTTGTTAATATATTATTAATTTTTGAGAAGGGTTTTGAACTGCTAAATGATGAAAATTGTTTAAATTTTTTTGTAACAGATAAAGGTGATGGATGTGATGATACAATTATATGATGTTTGTTGGTGTTAATATTTTTTAATTTTTCATAAGCAAATGCGCCCCAAGCAACAAATATAATTGAATTATGTGAATTATTTAGCTCTTTAATAATATGATTTGTAAAATCATTCCATAAACCCATTTGAGATGCGGGTTTTCCTTGAATAACAGATAATGAAGCATTTAATAATAAGACACCTTGTTTAGCCCATTTTTCTAATGAATAATCATTTAATTCAACATCAATATCATTTTTAAGTTCTTTTGCGATATTTTTAAGTGAAGGTGGAGGTTTAGTATTAACTCCAAAGCATAATCCTATAGCTTGATTAGGACCGTGATAAGGATCTTGTCCTAATATAACAACTTTAGTTTCATTTAATTCAAAATACTGAAAACATTTGAATATATGTTCTTGTTTAGGAAATATAGTTAAATCTAATTCGCATTCAGTATATTCTTTTTTTAAGTTTTCTATTGAAAGTAGTATATTATCGAGGTGTTTTTTATCTTCTTTGGAATATAATGAATTATAATTGTTAAAAATATTTAGCCAAGTTTTTTTAATATTATTCATTAAATAATATTCGTTGAATTATTTTTAAATATAAATTATCAATTTTTAAAAATATATTGGTAATATATATAAAAATGTCTGCCGAAGAATTAAATGAACAACCTGAATTAAATGAAGAACCAGAATTAGCGGAAGAAGAATCACCAGAAGTAGAAGAAGAAGTTGAAGCGGAAGCTCAAGAAGGTGGAAAACGTCGCCGTCGCCGCAGCCGTAAAGCTAAAAAAGGTGGAAAAAAAACCGCGAAAAAATCCAAAAAAGCGAAAAAAGGAAAAAAAAGATCAACCAAAAAACGTCCAGCGTCAAAATGGATTGGTCACGTAAAACAATGGGCGAAAAAACAAGGCGTAAATTTCGCGCAAGCTTTAAAAATGCCAGGATGCAAAAAAGCTTACAAAAAGTAAATAAATAATAATTTTATTAAAAATAAATAATAAAATAAATAATAAAATTATAAAAAAATTATATATTTTTATTATATATAAAAGATGGCTAAAACCAGAAAAGTAGGAAGAAAATCAAGAAGACGCAATTTAAGAAAAAATAAAAAAGGAGGCAATGTATTAAAATTTACAAGAAAATTAGTAAAAAAAGTTAATGCGATGAGACCAAAAAGATTAGGTAAATTTACACCAATGGCGATGACAGCTGCTACAACAAAAAGATTATACAAAAAAGCGAGAAAATTAACAAAAAGAATTAAAAGAAAAGGAAAAAAAGGAAGAAAAGGAAGAAAAAGCAGAAAAAATATAAAGAGAAGAAGATAAATTGAATTTTATATTTTAAAAAATTAATAAAATATAAAATTTTTAGATATTATTAAGTAAATTTTGAATTAAATTTTGAATTACAAAATAATGTTCATATGTATTAACTGAAAAATGGTCTGATCTGATATCAACACACCAAGATATTTTAAAATCTTTATTCTTTAATTTTCTAAATGATTTTTTTTGTAAATCAATTTTGTATATTGTATCTTTTTTTCCACTAAAAATATAGATAGGTGTTCTATTATATTTTTTTTTAATATTTGTATATAAATCCATATAAATTGATTTTATGCAAAATAATCCACCAATATTATTTGGAAGATTATTCAAAATATCAAAAATAAGAGTGCCACCCTGTGAGACTCCTAATAAAAAAATATTTTTATACTTTATTTTTTTTCCTTCATTATTAATAATTTTAACTATTCTTTTACTTTGATTTTTATAATCATAAACATCTATTGCATCTATTTTATTTAGACCATCATTACATGTATAATAATTATACCAAGATCTAATATTATAAAGTTTTTGTCTAGGATAATCAATATTCATAATAGGGGCTTCTGGAAAAATGAATTTGATATTTTTATATAATTTTTTGAAATTTCTATTATTTTTAAAATAATTAATAAAATCATTAAAATAACTAGAATCATAATACATAGGATGTAACAGTATAAATGTATATTTATGTTCATCCTCTGGTGTTAAAATTTTAGACATTTTTATTGTATAACTAAAAATTCATATTTTTAATATTTAATATTTAATATATGAATTTAAATAATTATTAAATAACTAATGCTGTATAAAATTATATACTTTTTCCATAATTATATCAAAATATTGATTTTTTATAAATAAACTTGTATTAGTTTCTTTATTACCATCAATAACTAATATATTACCTTTTTCTAATTTGTCGGGTTCAAAAAGCCAAATATCATGATAATAATGACAATCTTTTAAGTATTTCAATGGTATATTTTCTCCATCTCTATTTCGTTTATTAACTCGTTTATTACAAATTTCAGGGCAAGTTCTAATATAAACTGTTTTAATATTTTTAGCAACATCTGAAAATTCATCAAACCATTTATTATATATTTCATATTCAACATCTTCCATTATTTTTGATTTATGTAACATTTCAGCAAATACATGTTTGTCTGTATATATTGATCTTTCTGTTATTATAATATCATAATCTTTTTCTAATGCTTTTTTTAATAAAGATAATCTTGTAATATAGGCCATCATTTGAAATGAGAAAGCATATTTTTCATTATTCTCATAAAACTTTTGAATAATATTATTTCCAGTATTTTTATCTTTAATACTTTCCCAAGTATCAACTGGTTCTTCTAAAAAACATACTTTTAAATATTTATTTTTTTTTTCGCAATATTTATTAAAATTTTTCTGAAAATATTTTACAATAGTTGATTTTCCAGAACCAATATTACCATCAAATGATAATATTTTAGTCATTTATTATACTATACATATAAATTTTAAATAATAATTTAAAAAGATCAATTTTAATTTATTTTGAAATGATTTAAAGCTAAATTAAGTATTATATATAGCTTATATGCTCATATTTTTTATATGTATTGGTGCCCGAGTGGTCTAAGGGGCTAGACTCAAGTTCTAGTGTCGCAAGACTCGTGGGTTCAAATCCCACCCAATACAATTATAATATTTGTTATTATAATTGTGTAATTTTTATGTGTTTAATACTGTCCAAGTTCTATTTTTTCCTTTAATTATTTTTATTTCTTTTAATTTCCAGTTTCTTTTTTTTCCTTTTATAGATATTGGTTTTTTTTGTGTTTTTTGTTTTCTCTTTAAATGTTTTTTAAGGAATTTTTTATATAGTTTTGATAATTTTCTGCTATTGTATGGATATGCGTATTTATTACCTATTCCATATTTTTTTGTTAATTCTATGCTAGGAGATGCTTTTAAAAAATTATTAGTAGTTTTATATCTCCCGATCATATTTTACACTAAATTAAATAATTAAAAAAAAATTGACAAAAAAAATATTTACTTATAATTGTGTTATTAATAATGAAAATGCAAAAGAAGGTTCATGAAGTAGTAGCGATTATTGACCGTTCAGGTTCTATGAATGGTAAGGAGGAAGACACAATTGGTGGTATTAATTCAACATTTGAAGTTCTTAGGGAAAATTCAGATGAAAGTGTAGATACTAAGGTTTCTATTAAACTATTTGATCATCAAGAAATTATGTTAGCTCGTTCTATTGATCTAAAGGATGTAAAACCTATTGAACGGAAACAATATCATCCGCGAGGACAAACTGCTCTTCTAGATGCACTTGGTAATAGTCTTAAATTCTTTATTGATAAGAAAGAGGAAGATTGTAGTGCTTATGATAGTTGTACTATTTATGTTGTAACAGATGGACTAGAAAATTGTAGTGAAAAATATAATGCTGATAAAATTAAGAAAATGATTAATGATGCTAGTGATTATAATATTGAGATCCTATATTTAGGTGCTAATCAGGATGCTATTTTTGAAGCTAGTAAATGTGGTATTAGTTCTAAGAATACACTAAATTATTTTGAATCTTGTGGTAATGTTCGTAATGCTTATCGTTCAGCAGCAAGTGCCTCGATGCGTCATGCTTCGGGTTCTGATCCAGCATTTCTTCAAGCTGAACGCATGGCTTCACAAAATTTTGAAGAAAATAGTGTAGTAGAGCCACCGCCTATTCGTCGCCGTGTAAGTAGAAGTCCTAGTAATTAAAAATAAAATATAAAAAACTGACTTAAAAATAAAATCTTTTTTTATATTATTGTAATGCAGATTTTCGTCAAAACATTGACTGGAAAAACTATCACGCTTGAAGTGGAGGCGAGCGACACAATCGATAATATCAAAGCTAAGATACAAGATAAAGAGGGTATACCACCAGACCAGCAACGTCTCATTTTTGCAGGTGAATTCTAATTGTCGCCTTGAAAAGTCACCTACCAAGAATAATAGGCTCTATTCTTGGATAAATAGTTAGGCACCTATTAATTGCCAGTGGCTAGTGTTTTATGATTTATAATCATAAGATGCAAGACAGCTTATAATGTCGGGGACACCCTTAGAGCCCAAACTACCACTTAGTTTAGAGAAATCTAAATTAATAGGCAAGGTAATGACTTCGCTCATGGTAATAACGTTTGGGATTGGGTAATCCGCGGGTAAAGTATCTAAGTCCGTTATAGTAAGGATATGATACTCCCTCAACGACCGCACGGTTGTCGGTTCATAATGATAGTCTAACTAACTTGAATGAACTTAAGATACAGTCTAATCCTTTGGGAAACTGAAGGTAGTAATGAAACAATTAGAAGATGGAAGAACATTATCAGATTATAACGTGCAAAAAGAAAGTACACTTCATTTAGTTTTGAGATTAAGAGGAGGAAAATAAAATAAAATAAAATAAAAAAAACTGATAAAATATATTAAACAAATTTTTTTAATATATTTTAATATGCCAGGTAGAAAAAAACATATAATTGAAGATAATATAGAAAAAAAACATTGTCCTACTTGTGATACATTTAAACTACTTTCTAGTTTTACAAAACAAAGTAGTTCTTGGGATAAATTATGTAGAATGTGTAGAGATTGTAGTAATGAATATAAGCAAAAAAAAAGAAAAAATGATCCGAAATATAAAGAGAATGATAAAAAATATAGTGAAGAATATAAGAACTCAGGAAAAAAACGAGAAAAAAATCAAGCTCGATATGCTAATAAAAAGGAAGAGATTATTGAAAAGTGTGTTAAATATAATAAAAAAAGATATAATCAAGATCCAACTTTTAAAGTAATTAGTTTGCACAGAACAAGAGTAAATAAAATGATTAGAGATTTAAAGATGGATAAAACTGTAGCTTATAAAAATTCAAAATTAGAATTACTTGGTTGTACTGCACAAGAATTAAAAGAGTGGATTGAAAAACAATTTACAGAAGATATGTCTTGGGAAAAATTAGGCATTAATGGTATACATATAGATCATATTAGACCAATAGCCTCTTTTAATCTCAATATAGAAGAAGATATTAGAAAATGCTTTCACTATACAAATCTTCAACCACTATGGGCTAAAGATAACCTTTCAAAAGGTACCAAATATTAATTTAAAATTGATAATGATTTAAAAAATTTATATAATTTATATATAATACATGAAATCTTTAAATATTTTAGTATTACTTTTAAGTTATTTAAACTTAAATTATTGTTTTAATTCAATATCATATATAAATAATCCAAAGAATTTAATCAAAATTAAAAATAAAGCACAATTTTACAAACCTAAATATAAAAAAAATATTAATATTACTATGAAGACAAATAATTTATATCAAGTTCCCGATAATAATGGAGACACATTTGTTCCTGATATGCAAAGAAGAACAATTATGAATTTAATTTTATTAGGATACGCAAGTGTGCCTGTTCTTTGGTTAGTAGGTGGATTTTTATATTTCTTAGTTCCACCTTCAACAGGTAATTCAGGAGGTGGTGTTGTTGCAAAAGATGCTAAGGGCGATGATGTATTTGAAAGTAAATGGGTAGAAGCTGTTCCATATCCATCACGAAGTCTTATACAAGGATTAAGAGGAGATGCTCACTATTTAATTGTAAAAGAAGATAATACACTTGAAAAATATGCTATTAATGCTGTATGCACACATTTAGGCTGTGTTGTTCCTTGGAATAAGGCACAAAATAAATATATGTGTCCTTGTCATGGTTCTCAATATGATCCAACTGGTAAGGTAATTAGAGGTCCAGCACCACAATCACTTGCATTAGCTAATGTTAATGTTGTAGATGATAAAGTTTTATTAACAGAATGGACAGAAACAGATTTTAGAACTGATAGTCCTCCCTGGTGGATTAAATAAAAATCACGAAAAATAAGAAAATAAATTGATAACGATTTAAAAAATATATTATTATAATTACTATAAAATGGATTATAATAATACAACCAATGATCTAAAAGAAAAGTTACTTGATGAAAACGATAACCAAGATAACGAAACCGAACAAAGCGACATCAATACCGACCTTAAAATTAAAAATTGGAGCAATTCTGTTGAAGAACTACTAAAATGCTGGGGCGAAAAATGCGCTGGACTATCAATTATGCATTCAAATGATAGAAAATATTGGAGAAAAAAGAGCAACTATATTTCCCTTATCAGTATAGTTATTACTACAGTATCATCATCCGTATCATTATCTAGCACTTCTTCACCAAATTATGGAGTTATTATGTATGCTGTTGGCGTTCTAGGTTTATGCTCTTCATTACTACAATCTCTTAAACAATTCTATAATGCCGATGAAAAAGCAGGAGAACATAAAATGGCTTCAAGACAATTTGGAAACTTTTATCGCTCAATTAAACTACAATTAGCACTAAAAAACAAAGACCGCGCACCAGTAGCAGAATATGTAAGTTGGTCCTTCAAAGAATATGAAAAACTATTACAAGAATCTCCCATAATTAATACCACAACTATTGAAAACTTTAAAGAACAATTCAAAAATTTAAATTGCTCTAAACCCGATATTTGCGCATCCGATATAACAATATACATCAATAGAGATAAGTAAATTAAGCACTAATAGCATTTGTCTTTTCCTGAATTTTTTTTATAAATGCTTGTAAATTATCAGAGAAATTATTAGACTTATTACATATCGCTCTTTGCGTTAATCTATTCTCTCCCAATTTTTTATCAAAAATCAAATAGTATTTGTTACTATCTGTTTCATGTTTTTTAATAGAAACATACTTTGGTAAAACTATTCTCTCAATATTGTTTTCTTCTTTCTTTTCTTCTTCATTTATTTCAATATTATTTTCAATGTTATTTAATATATGCTTTATTTGTGCTAATTTGTCTAAAATACAAATTTTATTTGATTTACTTGATGTATATATTCGCTTATTTTTGACTTTAGGATGCTTTTCTATTTTAAAAAACTCTCTAAATAACATCTTTTCTCTATTGTAACATTCTTTATAATAAACCACATATTTAGGTATCATACTTTCATTTAATTCTTTTGGTAATTTTATAGCTGTTGATTTTCTACATCTTTTTGAATCGTCTTTTAATATTAATAAATTGTTTAATGATAAATCCATATTAGAATAATCTAATTTTATATTTTTTAAATAATTACTTATATATTTAAAAAATAATTAATAGATAATGAGAGCTACTGTTAATAAACCCTGTATTCCACAAATAATTTTAGATAAGTTTGATACAGGATATATATCACCATAACCTAAAAGACTTCCTGTTATTATAGCAAAATATAAGCGATTTAAAAATTTACTTAACATTGATGGTTCTACTTTTGTAGGATCTAATTCTTCTTCTTTAACTGCCTCTTCTGTTTCTTTAGCAGCTTCATCTATTACTTTTTCTTTTATTATTTGATTTCTTCCATAATAATCATCTAAATTATCAAAATTTTCTTGTATTTCTTTTTTTGCTTTATCTTTTATGACTTCTTCTTTTACTGTTTCTTTAAATTTATTTACTCCCGCAAAATGTCTATCATCTAATAATGTATAAATAAGTGAAAAAAAGAACATTAAAAAAATTAATACTGTAATTTTAGAATATTTGACCTTTATTATATTATGTAAATTTTTATTAATATTATTTAAAAGATTCATATATAATATATCATTATATTAAATATGAAACAAACAAAAAATAAAAATTATAGAAAAAAAAATAAAATTACAAAAAAAAAATATCAAAAAGGTGGTTATATTACAAAAGAAGAAATATCTAATATTGAAAAACAACAATCACTAGGATGTGGAAGGCATGCTTTAAATAATTTATTTTTATCTAAAGATAAAAAATTTTTTAAAACAATAGCTGGAAATACTGCTGAATTATATCATAAAAAACTTTATAATTTAAAAGAACCTCCTAAAAAAATCTATTTAAATGATTTATGTAAGTCTTTAGAATATAAGTATAAAGAAATAAGTAACACATATGATAATTATATTCCACCTCTTGAGTGTCAAGAGAATGAATATTATCAAGCGGATATATTACAAATAGGTTTATCTCTTATGAATTATAAATTATCAATTGATACCCCACTTAATATCAAAACAAAGTTTAATGAAATAATTACAATAATGAATGAAAATAAAAACAATGAAAATTTTATTGGTTTTTTAATAAATAATCCAGGCGTACACTGGTGGTGTATTAGAAAAAATTTGGATAAAAGTTATAGTATTGTTAATTCAGGAGAACCAAATTACATAGATATTAAAAAAAGAGAAGATCTTCTCCAACTCCAGCGAAAAAGTAATGAAATAAATTTATACGAAGTTTATAAATCAAATAATGATTATGAAAACTTATATAAAAAGCATCTTGATGATACAGAAAGTAGTGCTAAACATGCCGCAGATGAAGAAAGAAGACATCATGATAAAGCAAATGAAGATAAAAAATTAAGAGAACAAAAAATTGAAGCCATTAAAGAGAAAGAAAATTATAAAAAATTAAATTATATACAAAAAGCTTGTTTATTATATGTTTTATCATATAATTTTGATTCAAATGAAATATTTATAACTATAAATGACGATATTGATGATTTAGATGTGTTATATAGTTTAATTTATAAAAACAATAAAAATGATAAAAAAGAAGAGTTTTTAAAAAATTTTTTACATGTTCCCAGTGACTTAACTCAAAAAAAAGAATTAGATCCAGAAAAAGTTAATGATATAGTAAACAAAGCAGCTGATAATTTATTAAGAGATAAAACAAGAGGTTATGTAATTTCAGCTAATATAGAAATAAAAAATGAAATAGTTAATATATTTAAAGAAGAAGTAAAAAAAGAATTAGCTAATAGAAGCGCGAAGACTGAAGCAGCAGAAAAACAAAGAAGAGAAAGAGAAGAAAGAGAAGCAGCAGCCAAAAAAGCAAGAGAAGAAGCAGAAGCAGAAGCAGAAAGAGCAAAAGCAGCAGAAGCAGCAGCAAGAGAAGCAGCCGCAGCAGAACAAGCAAGAGTACAAGCCGCAGCAGAAGAAGCAAGAAAAGCAGAAGCAGCCGCAGCAGAACAAGCAAGAGAAGCAGCAGAAGCAGCCGCAGCAGAACAAGCAAGAGTACAAGCCGCAGCAGAAGAAGCAAGAAAAGCAGAAGAAGCCGCAGCAACAGCAAGAGCAAAAGCAGCAGAAGCAGAAGCTGCAAGAGTTGCAAGAGAAGCAGAACAAGCAAGAGCAGAAGCAGATAAAAGTAATTGGATTAATGGATTTAATGATAATATGGGATATAATAAAGGAACAGATGAATTTAATGAAACAGCAAAAATTTATGATAAAATTAATAAAACACAATTGGATGAAGATATTCTAAAAAAAATGAAGGATTATAATATAATAAACGAGGCTAAAAAAAGAGAAAAAGATTTGAGAGAGTTTGCATTATATAAATTAGGTGAAGAAGCTGCAAAAGCAGCAAAAAATGTAGATGAAGGTAATGGACAAAACTCTAATAAACCATTTTCATTTGGTTTTCATGGAAGTGAAATTATTTTTAATTCGTCGAGTCCTGCTAAGGGTGAGGCTCAACAGAGAAGTGTTGGTAAACCGCATAGAGTATTCGGCCAAGCATCATCAAAATCAAAACCAAGTCTAGAATCAGTAGAGGAAGTTGATGAACAATCACCAAGAACACCAGTAAAACTACCAAGAGTAAGACCAGAACCAGCAACAGCACCACATCCAAGTATACATACACCAGCAGGAAAACCACCAACTAAACCACATCCAAGTATACATACACCAGCAGGAAAACCACCAACAGTAAGACCAGAACCAGCAACAGCACCACATCCAAGTATACATACACCAGCAGGAAAACCACCAACGAAACCACAACCTGTAACACCGGTAACACCAGTAGAACTACCAACAGTAAGACCAGAACCAGCAACAGCACCACATCCAAGTATACATACACCAGCAGGAAAACCACCAACGAAACCACAACCTGTAACAGCACCAGGAAGAGTAGAAACAACTAATCCCAAAGAAGTATTAGAAAAATATTTTGAGGAGTTAATTAATAGATTTAATAAAGATAATAGTGTTAATCATGAAGATGATATTGGCAATACAGTACTTATGGCGGCAAGTTATTTTGGTGATAAAAATATCGTAACTAAGCTGCTTGGTGCTAATCCAATACCAGATGTTAATGCGAAAAACAAAAAAGCTGGCTATACGGCGCTTATGTTGGCGAGTGCTAATGGTCACATTGAAATCGTAAGATTGCTGCTTGAAAATGGCGCATATATTAATGCGAAAGACAACCTTAGAACGACTGCTCTTATCTTTGCGAGTTGGAAGGGTCATCTTCCGGTCGTAAATGAACTGCTTCGTGCTATTCCAGAACCAGATGTTAATGCGAGAGACACAAAAAACAAGACAGCGCTTTTTTGGGCGAGTATGAAGGGTCATACCAAGGTCGTAGAATTGCTGCTTGAAAATGGTGCTCTAGTTAATATGATATTCGATTTTCGCATAACGGTGCTTCATGAGGCGAGTAAATGGGGTCATAAAGACATCGTAAAAGTGCTGCTTAAAAATGGTGCAGATATTGAAGCGGGAAGCCTAAATGGTAGTACGGCGCTTCATGTAGCGTGTTTTATGGGTCAGAAAGAGGTCGTAGAATTGCTGCTTGAAAGAGGTGCTCAAGTTGATGCAACAGACGAACATGACAAAACGGCACTTATTTGGGCGAGTTATGAGGATCATGCTGAGGTCGTAGAATTGCTGCTTGAAAGAGGTGCAGATGTTAATGCGAAAGGCAAAGATGGCTCAACGGCGCTTCATTGGGCGAGTAAAGTATTGGCGGAGAACTCGTCTGTTGTAAAAGCGCTGCTTAATAATAAATATCATATTAATATTAATGAGAAAGATAGAGATGGCAATACTGCGCTTATGCTAGCGAGTTCGATTTCAGCGGGTAAAACTGATGTCGTAACGGATCTTATTGCTGCTGGTGCTAAATTTAATGAGAAAAACAATGAAGGCTCAACGGCGCTTCATATTGCGAGTGATAAGGGTAACACTGAAATCGTAAGATTGCTGCTTAATAAAGGAGCAGATAAGACAATTGATGAGAAAGACAATGATGGCAAAACGGCGCTTATGAAGGCGATTGCTGGGGTGGGTCACCTTGGGGTAGTAAAATTGCTGCTTGAAAAAAGTGCAAATGTTAATGCGGTAGACAAAGATGGCGAAACGGCCCTTCATGAGGCGAGTGGTTGGGGTCATTTTAATGTCGTAACAGAACTACTTGCTGCAAAAGCTAATGTTGATGCAAAAAATATATATGGCAGCACGGCGCTTCATGCGGCGACCGAGGAGGATAATAAAGATGTCGTAAATGCGCTGCTTGGTGCTAATCCAAAACCAGATGTTAATGCGAAAAACAATAAAGGCGAAACGGCGCTTCATATAGCGAGTATGAATAATCTAACTGAGGTCGTAAGTGAGCTGCTTAAAAAGAAATGGGGTGCTCATGTTGATGCGAAAGACAACAATGGCAAAACGGCGCTTCAAAACGCAACTATTAGTGGTCATCCTAATATTGTAAAATTGTTGATTGAAAATGAAGCTGATATAGGTGTAATATTAGATTATGTTCATAAAGGAAAGTTACTAAAAAACTATACGCTACTTATGATTGCTACTGAAAACGGTGATTATAATGTAGTAAAAGCACTACTTGATTCTAAACCGCCGGGTAGCGAGCGCGCGCTGCCGCCAATTTTTTCTTCAATGGGTCCAGAAAATACTACAGTTTTAAATCAAGCAAGTAAATTAGGACATTTTGAAATCGTAGTGAGTCTAATAAATAAAATGAAAGATACTGAGAATTTAAATCAGAGAATAAATGATACGGATACTAATGATAATACAGCACTTCACAACGCAGCAATTAATATGTTTAATAATCCTAATGAAAATAAGCATCTTTCCAAAGCTTTCACATTGCGCGAACAAAATGGTGGAGCAAAAATGACACCGGATGAACGAATTGAAAAATATAAAAATATTATATTATTTTTAATTGAAAATGGTGCTAATATTAATTTGGAAAATACAGAAAGAAAGACAGTGCTTAGTATAATATTAGAAAACGCCGAAAAGTTAAGAAATAATACTCAAATTAGTGATAAATATAAACAAAGTATTATAGAAATTATTAAAAAACTTATTGAATATAACGCTGACTTTAATCAAAACGATAGTCAAGTATTGAAAAATCAATATTCAGAATTGGTTAACTATAAAGAGGAACAAGAGTCCAAGCTGAAAGAACAAAGAATTGAAGATAAAAAAACATTGTTAAAGTTAATTGATGAATTTGATATTATTAATATAGAAAATATGTCTGATAATATATCAGCAATTTTATATCATGATTATTCGTCTTCTAACGACTTCAACAAAACATTTATTTTTGATGTTATAAATAAAATCTATGATAAATTAAATTATGATAATAAATGTATACTAGAAGGGATTTTAGCAATATTTTTAAAAGAAATTATTTTAAATCAGAGTAATCATAATTGGGATATTAATAAATATGGAAAAAATTTAATTAATTCTTTAAAAACAAAGGATACTGCAGAAATTAATTTAAGAATATTTGAAAAATTATATTCAAATGAAAATTTTAAACAAAATAAATTAGAATTAGAAGAAAACTATACTAACTATTTAAATAATAATTTAAAAAATGAAATAAATTTTAAAAATGAAATAAATTTTAAAAATAAGTCAGGATCGAAAGAGACCCAGTCCATAGATATTTTAAAAAAAAATATTTTTGTAAAAAATTATAATGAAAGACTTAAAGATGAAGTTACAAATATAAAAAATAAATTAAAAGAACATCATAAATATGAAGTTAATGAGTATAAGAATGCTTTCAATAAATTAAATAATATAATTGATAAAAATAATAAATTAATTCAAGATAATACTGATAATAATTATGTAAAAGTAAAGATTGATTTTGAGGATAGATTTATTTATACTATTGAAGATTTAGCTAGTCTTTTTTATGATAAATTAATAATAGATGGGTTTATATGCAAATATGACACTATTATTGATAATGAAAAAGATACTTATTCTGAGAAAATATTAAACTTAAAAAAACAATATAATTATAAAAAAGAAGATATAAAACCTTATATAGAGGAATCAATATATATATCACTTATTAAACATGATACTATAAAAGAAATATTTGGTGACGAATTTCATAAAGAATTTTTTGAAATTAATGATAAAAATGAAACAATATATAATTTAATAAAGTATATTGAAGGCCTTAAAACTACTTCCTTATCTAATAATCATCAATATTTATCTAATAATTCTGAAACAGAAAAAAAATTAAGATTATTAAAGTTAAAATTTAATATAATGAAAGATTATGATCTAGAAAAAATAATTGGTAAAGCTGAACCTATTATTAATAATGATTTATATAGAAAAAAAGATAATAAACAAAATATAAAATTATATAAAGATATATTTAAAATAACCTTAAATATTGAGTGTTCAATAAAAATAATTAAAAGTATTATTAAACAAGAAGATTTAATGCAAAAATTATTTAAAGATTATAATGATGATTATTCAATATATAAATATATTAAAGGCTTTGCAGAAGACACTAAAGAATTAAATGGTTTAATAAAAAAATATGATGATATGAATGCTGCTGGAAATGTGTTCGAACCACAAATATCACCTTTCAGGCGTGATCTTTTTAATAAAATTAATAAGTTTGTTGAAAATACTATAATTAAAGATTTTAATATAGCAAATCACTATAAAGAAAGTATAGATAAGAGAAACAATAAGTTAAGCAATAGAATAGAGGAGGATGAAGAATTATATAAATGTAATGAAAAATTATTTGATATGTATATAAAAGATATAAAGGAACTTCAAAATAATAACTTACTGGTTTATAAACTTAATGATCATAGATCAAAAATAGAAAATTATAATAATATAATAAATAAAGAGTATGAATACTTAGATAAATGCTTAGATGAATATATTATAGATGATTTACCTCTTGATAATTATAATAAAGAACTAGAAAAAATATCAAAACTAAAAAAGGAAAAAAGAACAAATTATGAAAAAGAATTAGAAAAGATAAACCGTGATGAAGATACTGAGATATTCTTTGTTCATAATAAATTAGATGAGTGTGAGAACATATCAGAAGAAAGAGACAGCTCTGAATTTACTAAAAAATTTGCTGATGAATTAAAACAGCCTAATAGATCAAGAGAAACTTGGATAAATTTTTTCGATGAAGAACCTTGGTTAATACTTGGTGAAAACCCAAATATTGCGGATGTATTTGACTATAATATTAGTTACATTAATGCTTTAGAATACTTTAAACAATCAACAGAAAACAACGATAGTGAGTCAGGCAAAGGAAGTACTAAGAAAAAGTCTAGTGGCTCAGCAAATTCAGATAGAAGTAGGGTACAACCACCACAAAGCGATAAGCCTAATGAAAACCAATTGTCATATAAAAATCAGGGCGGTGATCCTGTTATTTGGCCGGCTATTCTTCTTGGAAGTATGACAGCGGTAGCAGTATTTATGTTTGGAGGTTAAATAAAATTATTATATTTAATATGAATTAAAGAATATAATAATTTAGAACTTAACAGATTTGGTTAAGTATAACCAGAAGAAAATACCAATGAATGCTTTTGATATTAAATCTAAAATATTGTATCCGAATATTTTTGTTAATGTGTCAGATTGATATAAGACACCATAAAAGGCCCATAAAATAACAAATAATAAATAAATGATGAGGGAGTTAAATGTTCTCTTTCCGCTCATGAATGTATTCCAGATTGTTCCAAATACTCCGGCGAAAAATCCAAATCCTATAAGATTAGCCATGTTTTTGGATAAGGTATTAACTTCGCCTAAATATCCGCTGCCCAACATTAAGAAGTTCATTGCTAAGATAAGCATGAAATTCCAGAAATTTACTATTTTTTTATTTTCCATTCCTAATACTAAACATAAAACGAGTAACATTAATGGTGTGCTAATTACCCAATCGGTGTATCTGGTGTCATTGATTTCTTCGAAGGGTAATTCTTGTTTTTTGTCACTTTCTTCATTAAGTTTTTCGGCTTTATTGAGTTTATCAACAAAAAGACTGTAAAAATATCCAGCAACAACGGATATGCAAGTTTCTAAATTCATGATGTGTCTAATTTTTGGGTTAGAGTTTCTTAAGGCTTCTATGAAACAGATAGTTCCAGTAGTTATTAGAAAAATGTATGTAAAATAAAAAGTATTTTTTACTAAAGTTATCTCCATTTTCTATATAGTTTGTAAATATTTTAATTTATATTTATATGAAATTTATAAATATAAATTTGTAGGGCTAAGGTTTTAGCAAAAAAAAATTGTTTGAAAATTTTTTCCTACATGAATAAAGGGCGCATGAAAGGATAAATAGATAAGTTATCTATTTATGAGATATATTGATATTTTAAATTTTGATTTTTAATTTATATTTGTTAAATACTCGGGGTTATTTTTTCTAATTCTTTCTTCAAATTTATTTAATTGTTCTTCTAAATCATATTCTTTGGGTAATACCATTTTGCAAACTTTTTTAGTTTTATTTACTATTCTTTCATAACACAGAAAATAATTATCTCTTTTTTTATCATATCTTTTGTTTATATATTTTGGGTATTCGCTCTCTTTTTTTTCATATGTATCATTATCTAAATCTTCTACTATTTTATTTGCTTCTTTTAGTTTGTCTAAAATTGATACTTTACTGGATTTTGAACCAGTCCATGGTTTATCTAATTTTGGGTGTTTTTCTACTTTAAAATATTCACGCCATATATCTTTATCTTTATATTTTCGTTCTTTATAATAAACAACATATTTTTTCATCATATCTTGTGTAATTCCTTCTGGTAAATCTCGTGCATTATGTTTGCGTTCTCTCTTTGTTCCTTCTTTAATTCCTTTTGAATTTTCTTGTTGTTCTTCTCTTGTCGCAATTCGTAAATTATCATATCTATTATTTAATGGATTTTGGTCTATATGGTCTACACTAATTACTTTTGTTCCTTTACCATTTCCATAACACCCAGTTATAACCTGGTGTATGAATAAATTATTATTACCCAAAACATATCCACTTTCTTGATAAGACCAAATAATAGATGTCTCATAATTATTTTTTTTTTCAAATTCTCTAATTATTTCATAAGAACGAGGACATAATTTACATATTTTATTTCTATTACAAAGCATTAAATATTCTTCTTCATTTTTTTCATTTAAAATTTCACATATTGGATTTTTAATCTGTCCCGAATATCTACCTTCTTTTACTCTTGTTCCATCATATATATGTTTAATTACATTAAATGGTTTCAATAATTCATCAAAAGAGTTATTTTCACAATAAGTTAGTCTAATTTGTGTTTTACCAGTTCCTCCAATATGTGTTAGTCTAATTTGTGTAGCACTTAACTTTTCATATAAACAACCGTTTAATATATGATGTATAAATAGGTTATTATTACCAATAATATACCCGCTAGAATGAGAAGACCAAATAATAGGTGTTTTATAATTATTATTTTTCTCATATTCTTTGAGATTTCTATATGATACTGAACATAATGTAAATAATACATCATTATTACATAACATTAAATATGCTTCCTCATTTTTATCATTCAAAATTTTACATATGGGGTTTTTATATTGTCCTGAATATCTACCTTCCAATACTTTTACACCATAAGATATATGTTGTATAACATTATAGGAATATATTAGATTTATGAAATTTATATCTTCAACTATAATATTATCACTTCTAATATCATATTTATTACCATTGATAAATTTAAAATAATAATTTTCTCTTTTTAATCCGTGTGAAAATTCCAAAAAATCAATATATTTATTATTTATTTTATATGAGGGGTAATCATCATTAATATTATGTATTTTAAAACTTCTTTCATAATTTAAAATTTTACAAAATAATTCACTACTTAATATATATTTTCTGTCGCCATATATAATTTTATATTCTTTTAACTCTTCATCTATATCATATGTCGGTTTCATTTGTTCTATGTTATTCATATTATTATAGTTTATAATATGAATATGTCTTTAAATCAATTTTTAATTAAATAAATAAATTGAAATTTAGAGAACTTAATTTGAGTACGCTAATCCGCCCATACCACTCATGATACGGAGGACATTGTAGTTGACAGCGTAGACACGGACTTTCGCGGTGTTGACACCCTGGACAGTCGCGTTAGAGAGGACGAGCTGGAGGGTGGCGTTGTCAATGCGGGAGAAGTTGCATGTGCCAGATGGCTGGTGTTCTTCTGGGCGGAGAGCGAATGAGTAGACATTGATACCGCTGTCGGGGTTACGGGTGTGGTGCTGGAAGGGCTGGACGAGGTCGAAGTAGGTGCCTTCGCGTTCGGAGAAGCGGTCCTGGCCGTTAAGCTGTAATTTGGCAACTACAACTGGATTTTCACCCCAGCAGTGCATGTCAAGAGCGGTTTCCGCGAGGACGAATGTGCCGGCATCGGAGACACCAGATTCTTCGGTGCCAGCGGCAGCAGTGCTTGTAACATTATCAGCGAATGGGTCCTGGAACAAACCAGCTGTAGTAATTACGGCGTTAGCGCCAGTTACGGAGAGGGAACCACCGAAGGCACGGACGGCGTTGGGGAGCGCATCATAGGCATCGGTGTAATTGAAGGGCTGGGCACCGAATAAGTTGTTTAAGTCGGAGCTGGCGACTAATGAGGCACAGTAGTCAACATTGGCATCAGGCTGTACAACCCAGACTAATTCTTTAACGGGGTGATTTAAGTTAAGTTTGATTTTGTTGGAGGATGAACCAACTGATTCATCACCAGTGAACTGGAGCTGTTCAATTAAATATTCGTGGGGGTTCTGCGCCATGCGGCGGCGTTCGTCGGTATCTAAGAAGATGTAGTCGACGAATAATGAGGCGGCGGCGAGTGACTGTTTGTAGGCATCGGTGATTTTGGTGCCGGCACCAGTCATAGCGGATGTAGCCCATAAGCATTCTTCGATGTTACGGATGTCAAGGTTGATTTTGACTTCGTGGTATTGGAGCGCGATTAAGGGGAGCGCGAGACCGGGGTTGCGGCAGTACCAGAATTGGAGGGGTACGTATAAGGTGGTTTCGGGTAAGGCGTTACGGGGAGCACATACCTGGCGGACACCGGTGGCTGAGCATGGGCCATCGACATCAGCGAATTCGGGGGCGGTGATGTATGTGAGCTGTGTGGTGTTACCGATCATTTTGAAGTAACCACGTTCCTGTTCTTTGGAGAGGGTAAGCTGATTCCAGATGTGCATCCAGTCACCGTATTGACGGTCAATACGCTGGCCACCAACTTCAACTTCAACCTGGGAGATTAACTGTTCTCCGGGGAAGTCTAACCATCTGGCGTATACATCACCAGATGAGTTGAGTGACTGACCGATTTCAGGTAAGGTGACCTGTAAGTAGGTGCGGTACGCTAAATCACCATTGCGTGAGATGGTGCAAGTAACACGGCGACCGAAATCGGCCTGACCGTTGAAAGTTTGTTCGATTGATTCCATCGCGAAGTTAGTGTGGCGACGGTATGTGACTTTCCAGAAAGTAATTTGGGGGTTACCGGTAAGGTAAACATCCTGCGCGCCATAGGCAACTAATTGCATAAGACCTCCAGCCATTTTTTATAATATGACTAAAGAAAAAAAATTTCTATAAATAATTAAATTAAATTTAAATATATTATTTAAAATAAATATTATATAAAATTTATTTTAAATGATTAATATAAGCATAATCATTATGAATAAATATGTAAAAAAAAATACTACATTAGATAACAAACATACCGAGATGTTAGATAAATTCAAAAATGATGAAACAGTATTAATTCCTAAATATAATAGTGAAATTAAAAAATTAGAAAATTCACTAAATAATTTTAAAAAAAAGAAGAATCAACAAAAAATAGATTCAACAGAAAATAAAATAGTAGAATTGAAAAACAATATTTATAAACTTCAAAAAGAAAAGAAAGATTACTATTTAAATAATTCAAAGTTTATATTTGATTATTTTGAGGATAAAAAAAATATCACAATTGAAGCAAATACAAATAATAGTGATAATAAATCAAGTATAAATAATAACAAAATAAATAATTTTTTTAATTTTAATGAAGATGAAAATGAAGATGATAATAATATATTAATAAATAATGATAGTAATGAAGATAATAATAATACTAAAAATGAATATGAAAATAAAGATAATTATATAGAAAAATATTTTTATAATATTAATAATTCATACATAAATTATGATAATTATTTATATGAATCTGATATATGTAAATTTTGTAATAAAGGAGAAATGATATATGTAGAATCTGACGGTATTTGTATATGTAATAATTGTTCTAAATCAATGAAATATTTAATAGAAAATGAAAAACCATCTTATAAAGAACCACCAAAAGAAGTATGTTTTTACGCATATAAAAGAATAAATCATTTACGCGAAATATTAGCTCAATTTCAGGCAAAAGAGAGCACACATATTCCCGTAGAAGTATTTGAAAATATAAAAAATCAAATTAAAAAAGAAAGGATAGATATTAAAGAATTGACTAATAAAAAAACAAAAGAAATATTAAAAAATTTGGGATATAATAAATATTATGAGCATATACCTTTTATAAAAGATAAATTAGGTATAAAACCTCCTGTTATGTCACCAGAATTAGAAGATATGCTTTGTAATTTATTTATGGAAATTCAAAAACCTTATTCAAAGCATTGTCCAAAAGATAGGGTAAATTTTTTAAATTATTATTATACTCTTTATAAATTATGTGAATTATTAGGAGAAAGATCATTTTTACCATATTTTCCTATGTTAAAAGATTTACAAAAAAGGGTAGAACAAGATGCTATATGGAAATTAATATGTCAAGATTTAAATTGGACTTTTATACCTACTGCTTAAAATATTATATTTATCATAAAATTAATAATATAATATTTAATTGATACTAGTTTTCTTCTTTTTTTCTTCTACTGTTAGTTTAATAATAACAGGAGCGTATCCTGATTCATCTTTGCCACTTTTTTCATATATTTCAAAAACTCTATCTACTGTTCCAGATTCAGTTTTATAAGGTTTTCTATCATCAATTCGTTTTTTTTGTTCAAGTAAATCCATAATATATTATTTAAATAATTTGTATTTAAATAATATTTTTAAAAGTTTTATGAAGTTAAGAGATATTATAAGTAATTTGATTAATAGATTTTAATAAAACATAAAATAATACAGCAAACAAAACACTATTAAATAAATATCCATATAAATTTGGGTTAGCATCAGCTCCGAATAATGAAGGGAATATTTTTTTCACTGTTTTTCTAAAAATAGGCAGTTGAAAAAGAAAATATAAAACAGAAATTAATAGTGGTAATTGAAATTCATTATAGAACGCATCTAAACTATCTATGTTAGATTGTTTTACCTTATTTTTATTTAATAAATCTTCTGGTGTTTCATCATTTTGTATGTAATCTTCGGTAGTAGGAGGTGGAGGTATAAAATTAGGTTTAATTTGAACATCATTATTAACCATAGCAGGATCAATAGGTATATCTCTTGAAGGTAATGATGTAGCGCCATCAGCATTAGCTTTTTGTAATTGAGAAATAAGTTCATTATAATTGCCTTGATTTTGTTGTTGATTTTGTTCTGGCATACTGGTAGGTATTTGTTGCATCATAGGATTAGCCATTTGTGCAGTTGTTTCTGCGATAACTTCATTTTTGGTTAATACAACATTATTATTTATTTGTGGGACTTCAATATTGTTAAGAACTTTATTATTTTGTGGTAATTGTGATATAGATGTAGTTCCATTTTGGTTAGATTCCATTTAATTCTTATTATACTAAATTAATTATTTATAAAATTATTTACGCAAAATCAACGGTTTTTTCTTTTTTTCCACATTCAACACTTTGTTCTTTCATTTTGTAACATTTTTTATTATCACTATCGAAAGAAAAAACTTGATTTCTTATTTCTTCTTGTTTTGGTCCAATAAAATCATAACAATTTCTTCCTTCACAAAATTTTCTAAATAAAGTGGCTAATCCTAAACCTAAAATAATTGATAAAATAAATCTTCCTCTGTCTGTGTATAAAATATTTTTCATAGCTATACTTAATCCTTTTCCAATCATTATATATAATAATATATAATTATTGAATATTAAATTATTGTAGAGGAACATTATTAATTTTAGATTTATCAAATGGACATTTAACTTCTGACATACTATACTCATAGCAGTTTTCAGCTTTATCTTTATATTCTACTTTATTGCGATTAGATGGTGTAGGATAAACAAATATTTTTTTCTTATCATTATCAAAATACATAAATATTAATCCTGCTAATAAACTAATTAAAAAGACCTTAATATTAATAATTTTTAAGAAGTTTTTTATCATTATTATTAATATAAATTTATATTAAAATTTATTCTGGTTTTTTTATTAATTCTAAATCACGAATATTATATTTTTCTTGTATTAATTTAACATTATCTTCAATTTCTTCTATATGATTATGCTTATGTTTCATATCAAATATATTTTTATCTAATCCTCTAATTTGAGATACATATAATCTCACAGCATCTTTTAAATATCTAGTTTCAGTTGTTTTATTAAATAATTCTATGAAATCTTTATAATCACTTAATAAATTGTTATGTTCTATTTGTTTTTCTTCTAATAATTTTTCTAATTCACTATTTTTTGTTATTGATTTATATAATAAAAATAATTCATTATATTTTTCTTGATTTAAATTTAATTCTTCTTTTAATTTATCAAATTTTTCAACAGCAACATCTTCTTGAATATATTTAAATAAAAAGTCTAATTTGGTTGTTATAATATTTTTTTTAGTATTTTTTAATAATGTATTAATTTTTTCGAGTTCTTCATCTATTAATACAGGTGTCATTTTAATAATTTCAATATCTAAATCACAAGGGTCATTTGTGCTACCACATACAGCTTTTAATATTTTGTTATTTTCTATAAATATAGTGCCTACTGGTTTTCCACAATTTACACAGTTAAATTTTTGTTTAGCTAATAATTTTTTCTTGGCTTCTATTGTATTATCTTGGCTAATTAATTTATTAATATATGATTGTTTCATGGTTTTATATTTATTTTTTAAATCATAATAATTCTTTAATTCTGCTAAATATTTAGTATAATCACTGTCTTGAATAATATCTTTTTGAATATTTTGAGACATTTATTATAAATTAAAACTATATTTTTCTTATTAATAATCCGATAAAGATTAAAAATATAATTTTTTATGTAATATATTTGCTTCTGGATGATTAGTATAATCAGGTAAATTAGTAATCATATTATTTTTTATACGAGTTTGATTATCTAAATTAACTCTATTATAATAAACCAATTTAGACATAATATATTGTTTATCTTTTAAATTTTTATTGTATCTTTCTTCTGGTGATTTATTACCTTTATATTTAACATAAAGTATTATTCCTAAAATTCCAACAAATAAACACAGCATTGTTATGTTATAAACTAAATTGTAATGTCTATATTTTATGCTATGACATTCCTTTAAAATGTTCTTGAAAAAATATTTTACGCCTGGTTCAATTAATTTTGGATTATTAATATTTTCAGTAGTATCATTTTTATTGCTTAAATTTAAATAATTATTAATATTTTTGAAGTCCATTAATTATTATAATAATGTTATAATAATTAAAAAATAATTTATACATATAGATATAATTATATAATGTCAGAAGAATCAGATAATAATGGAATAATGTCTTCAATTATGTCCGCACAAGAATCATCTACGAAAAATTTTCCTAAACCCAACCCTGCTACTGTAATGGTTTGGTTTTTTGTAGTTTCTATTGTATATATTTTTTTACAAATATATAATATTTATAATTTAAGTAGTGTTGATTCAATAAATACAAATAGAGAAAATCCTATTTATATGCTTATATATGCTGGTTTATTATTATTTGGAACTTACTTTATAAATATTAACATTTCTAAAACTTTATGTTCAACTCAAAATGTACAATGGGGTCAAGTATTCTTTTTAACTGTTTTACCTTGGATAATTATATTTGCTTTAATATACTTTTTATTAAATATCTTTCCAGGATGGGTTAAACCATTTTCAAATACAATTGGATATTTTGTAGTTAAAGCTTTAGGTGTAGAAAAAGATTTGAAACCAATTACAGATAATACACAACCCAGTTTAACAAAAGCAATAGAAAAAATAAATCAAAATAAAGCCAAATTTATTAATGAAATAGACGAAAATAAAGATAAATTTTTAAAATTTGTAGAAAAATTAGAAAAAGAAAGATTTATAACAGGAGAAGATGATGATAAAGTATATAAAATATATCAACATGTATGTGCTAAACATGAAATAGGTAAAGTTATTTGGTATATATTAGCAGGAACATTAATTTCATCTGTAACATATAATCATTTAGTTAATATTGAATGTGAAAAGACACCAGAAGAAGCTCAAGAAGAATATGATAGAATAAACGCATCTTCTTATGTTTCAGTTTATGGTAGAAAATGGAGAAAAGTGAAAGATGTAAATGAAGATGATATATTGGATAATATACCAAAATTGAAAAATAAGAGCAATTATACACCACAATTATCAGGCGATAAAGGATTTATTCAAACATATGGTGATTATTTCCATAATATACAAGTAAATGAAATAGTAAGTTTTAATAATGATCAATTAAGACAGGTAAGATTATCTACAACTGAATTACCTCGTAATATTTATATAATAGTTCATAATCAATATTTTATTCCAATAGAATAAATTGAAAATTTCTCTCAAAATTTTTTTTTCTCTCGAAACTATTTTCTAAATGTGAAAATTTTATATTTTATTTTAAAAAATTTTAAAATATAAAATTAAATTTGAGATAATTTACATCTAAAAAATAAATCTATTGAAATTTACAAAGTATATTACAGATAAATATGAAATAATACCAAATATAATAATAGCTAACCAAATAGGAACGATTGTTTTATTACGATAACCTAAACCAAATTCTCTAAATTTACCATTTTTATCAAAAATTAATGCTGGTTTTGACATAATTAAAACTATAAATAATATAACAAAAATAATGATAGAAACTAATGATATATTATTTCTTGCAAAATTTGAAAACATATTAATATTATATAAAAATAAATATAATATTAATTCCTATTTCTCTCTAATTATATTATTATTCATAATCTGAATTTTCATCATCATCATCTGGAACATTACTCATATCATTTTCTGCATCTTCTATTTCTTGTGCTTTTCTCTCATCTTCTTCCATATCAAATCTGAAAATTTCAGCATTCATATCATTAACAGCAGAATTTTTCTTTAATTTTCTATCTACTTCTAATTGTTTTTCCATTTTATTTCTTTCTTCATCATAATTTTCTGCTACATATTGTGTTAATCCTTTTTTCAAACCTGCACCCCATCCTTCTAATTTATGTTGTTTAAGTACATTTTGAACAGCTCTCTCATCATCTGTTAAATTTTTTAAATATTCTGTAATATCATTTTTTTCTTTTTCTTTTGCTATTGATATTTTATTTTTTATTTTATTATAATTAAGATTTAATAAATTGTGATGAGTATTCATAATGTTAAAAAATTCATAAATATAATTTGTTATACTTTGTTGTAATCTTTGTTCATTATAATCATCATAAGTAGCTATTTCTAAATTAAAATAATCATTGTTTGTTATATTAATAAATTCATATATAACACTATTAAAAATATAGGTATATAAATATTTTATAAATTCTTGATCAAATATACTATTAATTGTTAAATCTTCATCTGAATTACTAACAGTAATAGGACTATTATATTTTGATAATGACATTAATTGAATAAGAATTGAACATTTATTTCTAATTAAATCAAATACTAATTTTAATCCATTTATATTAGAAAATCCCATAAGTTTATTATAATATTTTTCAATTATATTTTTGATATCATTATTATGTTTTTCAGACAATTCCCAGTGTTTTGGAACACTATTATAATTAATATTTTTATTTAAAATTATATTAGGAAATACATTTAAAAAATTATGTAAATAATTTAAATAAAATTTGGTATTTGTTACATCTATTTCCATTTTTAAAAATTTTTGTAATTCATTAGAAATTTTTTTGCTAAGATGTGGCATATTTTCAAAAAAATAAGTGATATTATCAATCATAGCAATATTCGCACTAGATAAATAATTTTTTATATCATCTAATTCTGGATTATCATTATTTTCTATGTCAAATGTATCTAATAAATTTTCTAATTTTTCAAATAAATTTTCATCTATTTTATTTTCTAATGATGATTCTTTATAATTTTTAACAATATCCATTAATAATTCCTTATTATTTGGTATAGGATTATTTATATTATAATTTAAAATATTTTTTTTATTAACTGCTTCTAATAATTGTTCTAATGATTTTTTAGTATAAACTTTTCCTTGACCTTTTAATAATTCTATATTTTCAACGATTGTATTATTATTATTTTTAAAATCTGTTGGTTTATCTAAACATATGCCTTTCAAATCATCATCTATATCCAAATCATTATTAAAATTGCAATAATAAATAAAAGCTTTATATATAACTTCTTCGTTAAAATCATATTCCAAATCAGGTAAAATAATTTTAGTATTATTTGGGTTGTATAATATTGAAGGTGTGCTTAATATATTAATACTTTCTAGTATATTATTATAATGTTCAATCAAATTATTATTATCAGCAAGTGATTTATCTTCTTTCATAAAATATTTAACAGTATTTATAGTTGAATTACAACAAGCATTTTCTAAAAATGGTTCTCCAGCTGAATTTTCTAATAAAACACCATTTTTTTTAACAGTAGATTGAATACTGTTTATAATACTATTACTTAAATATATAGTTTTTGATGTAATAGTTTCTTTAATATTATTTTTTCTTGCTTTTGTATAATTACTTCTTAATTCATCATTAAAAGTTGTATCTAATGGTTGTGTATCTTCTCTTGATATATTTATATCTATTAATGGAGGCATAAAATTATGCCAATTATTAATTGATAAATTATCGGGTATAATTTCATCTTTATTTGTTAATAAATGTTCTCTTTTTTTATTCATTAATTCTTCAATTTTTTGATCTTTAATAACATATTTATCTATTATTGATTCTATTTTTTTTATAGTAGAACTTTCATTAGTTATAGTATTCCATGGTTTTATAGAACTTTTCATTTTATTTGCGATACATGCTATATAAATAATACTTGATTTATCTTGTTCACCATCAATTGGATATCCATTAAAACTTTTAATACATCCAGGAAATGTTTTTTTACTTTTAACACTAGGTATACTTATTTGTATAGCAACAATCATATATGTTAATGTTAAGAATAATAAACTCTGATTATAAGTATTTTCATATGATGGTGCTTTTTTATTTTGTTTTTTAAGTTTTAATAAAAGTTTATCATATTCTTGAACATATTTTTTTTGAAGATTTAAAACATTATTAATAATAAACTCATTATAACTATTTATATTTATACCTATCATTTGAGACATAGATTTTATTATATTATTTATTGTTTGAATATCAGGATTTTCTGATTTTTTAATTTTATCAATATTTAATGTAAATTCATCTTGTAATAATTCTTTTGTATTTAATGTAAATTCATCTTCTAATAATTCATTTGTATTTAATTTAAATCCTTTTTCATCATAACCTTCATCTGTTGAAAAATCTATGCGTTTTATTATATAACCACTGTGTTTATCAACCCAAAAATTATTATCATCACTAATAGTTCCTTGTTCAGCACATATTGTATCTAATTCTCTTGTATAATCTTGTTTATTGGTAAAAGCATTTGCTAATTTTAATAAAAATTTTGGTATTAACATAGCACTAGTTTTATTACAATATAACCAATTTTCATTTTCATTATTAATAGCATTTCTTGTAAATTTAAGACAAAATTTTTTAACAAATTCGTGTTTTTTTGCAAAGTCTGTTATACTTAAAATTTTATCTCTCAATTTTTCATATGGTGATACAACTATATTTGTATCTGTTTCTAAATAATTTTCTAATATAATATCATTTATATATTCTTCTTTATGTTTATTAATATTTTTAATTTTTTTTAAATACTGTTTTGCATTTTCATAACTCAAATTTACTTTACCTTTTATTTCTTCTACATTTAAATTGTATTTTGCTTGAAAGTTTTCTAATATTTTATCAACATCAGCTTTTAAATTTTGTTTTTCAAATTTATCAGTTGAAATACATTTATCATTTACAGATATACAATCTTTATTAATATCACAAATGATTTTATTAGAATCTATGTAAAAATCAAATTTGAATTTTTCATCTAATACCCATTTATCATCTCTACGAATATAAATATAATTTTTTTTAGTTTCTTTATCTAATAATAAAGCATAATCACCATCAACAATTTCTCTTTTTTCTTCTATAATGGCTGTTGCTTCACGAATAGCATTTTTTTCTGTTAAATTCATAATGTCTTTTAATTTACCAGTTAAAAAATCAAAAAATTGTGGTCTAGCCATTGTATCCATTTCATTTTTATATTCATTTGCTAAACTATAAACAGTATTATCATAAATAGAATCAAAAAATATTTTTTTATCGTTATCACTTTCCAAATCTTCTAATGATATATATTTTTTACTTAAGTAATATTTTTCACAATTATCGTCTTTTTGTAAATCAGTTGCTACTTGTTTTTCTTGAGATTTTTTAATATAATTATCTAATATGTTTACTACGACAAGATCAATTATATTTTTGTTTAAAGAATTCATAAAGAATTTACCATTATCTATTTTTATTAAATAATTGACAAGTTCAGATTTAGTATTAAATAATTCTTCTGTTATATCATAATTTTCTAATAAATCTTTTTTCAATTCATTATTTAAAATATCAAAATTTAAGATATAATTTCTCTCATCATCTTCTTTATCTTTATTCAATAATACTATTAAATCTCTTAAGATTTCGGACGATTCTTTATATTCTTTTTTATATTCATTTATATTTTCATTAAAAAGTTTTTTTATAAGATTAATATCTTTATCATGCATATTATACATATCAATATTGAATGATTGTGTATCATTTATTAATGAATCATAGGACATATAATTTTTTTGTTTTGATAATTCTGATATAATATTTGAATTTGTAGGTATAAATGATTCCAATAATAAATTATATTTTTCTTTTGAATTTATTTCTAATGTGTTATCAATTGAAAAATTACTAATATTATTAAACATATTATTATTATGTATAGTTTTATCAGTATTAATGAAAGTATTTTGTGTATTTTTATCTACTGTATATTTTGCGATATAAGGACTTTCTCTCATAATTTTATCATAATTTACAAAATTGTTATTTAAATTACTTCTATCTGATATAGATGTATAATCTAAATTTATTTTTGAAAAGTTTATTATTGGTAAAGGTAATGTTATAAAAGATATTATTACTATTTTATCATTAGGTGTTAATTCTTTTAATTTATGTATTTTTTTATTATTAATATAATTCATTTCTAACATTTTTAAACCTTCTGTATAAACTTCATTTACAAATTGACTTTTATCAAGTTTATTATTTTTAATAACATAACTATAAAAATCATCATATATATCATTTATTACATTTATTTGTGTATTTGCTTCTAAAATATTATTTTCTATATCATAAACAGCTTGCTTACTTTTATAATTATTTATTGTATTATCATATAATGATAATAAATCATTTATATATTTATTGTAATCATTAAGTTTTTCTTTTGAACTATTTTTACTCCATTTATTTATTGTATCATTTAATCTTCTTATAAATTCATTCATTTCTAATTTATTTATCTTTTCATCTTCTAACATTTCATCAATATCATTAGTTATTATATTTTTTGAATTACTTGTAACTGGTAATAACCAGTATAATTTTTTATTTAAATTAAACAATATTTCTTTTAATGGTTTATAAAATTCTCCTTTTTCTTCTGGTATTTTCGCATTATTATTTCTATCAAAATCTGAGTACATTTCTCTTAATTCTTTATATCTATTCAATTCCATATTTGTATTATTTATTATTAATTCACTTCTTTCTTCTGGTTTATATTTACTTAATGTATTATCTATATAATCATTCATTTGTGCCTGTAATGTATATCTTTTCTCGTTTTCTGGAACATTTACTGTATGATATAATTCTACTTCTTCTTCTTCTAATTCAAATTCATCTAATAATATTTCATCTAATTCTTCATCATTCTTATGATTTATTAGCTCATAATCATTATCATCTTTATTATCTAAATCTAAAAATTCAGTTGTTATATCTTTATCAAATATTTCTTCCATTTCTTCTTCTATTTCATCTTTAACATCTGTTATTACAATCTTATCTATATTTAAATCTTCTGGAATACCTGAATATGCGAAATCTATGTATATAACTTCTTTATTTGGTATTAATGTTATTTCTATCATATCTTCTTCAATATTTGTTATTATTCCATTTATTACTTTTGGTAATGGTGATGGTTTAAAATATATTGAAATATTTTTATTTCTTTCTATATTATTTTGTTTTACAAAACTAGGACTTTCATTTCTATGTAATAATATTATGTTATTAATAGATTCTTCTTCTAATTTACCTTGATCTGTTATATTTAATGTAATAATTTTCTCATCATTTAATAGTTCTATTTTACTACTATTAATAAATTTAATAAAAAATATTTTTTTATGTAGTTGATTATTATTTTCAGCATCTAATTCAATTATATCACCGTATTGTAATTGTAATTTATATTTTTCATTTTCTACTTTATTTTCACTTTCCATTATAAATATACTATATTATATTTATAATAGAAAATTATATCTATTATTTTAATTAATATTTATAAAATATATCTAAAGAAGTTAAAGATTTATAAATAATATATATTAGGATATAATGTTACACATTGATATTGATTTAAATAATATTAATGATACCGATTATTATAATACAAAAAAATATATATACAATAATAATGAATATTCAATTATTAAATATAATAGAGATAAAGTAAAAGAATTAGAGCTAACTGATTTTGAACTATTTTCAAAAATATCTAAAATTAGATCTGTTATTTTAAAAAATAATAAAGTAGTTGTTTATAGTCCTGCTAAATCTTTGACTTATGAAATGTTTGAAAATAAATATATTGATCCTACACAAAATAGAGTAGAAGATTTTATAGATGGTACAATGATTAATGTTTTTTATGATAATAATAATGAATGCTGGGAAATAGCTACAAAATCAACTATTGGTGGAAATATTCATTTTTTTAATGATATAAAAAATTATAGTTATTTTGAAAATTATAATAATAATAATACAGAAGAACTTACATTCAGAAATATGTTTTTTGAAGCTTGTAATTCAAGTAATTTTGATTTAAATACATTAAATAAAGAATATTCATATACATTTATTCTACAACATCCATATAATCGTATTGTAACACCTGTTTCCACTCCTGTAATTTATTTATTAAAAGTATATAAAATTGATAATAAAGATTTTCCTATTGTAAATATTGTTGAAGAAAATATTCAAGAGTTTGTAAATAATCCACCTTATATTTTTATGAATACACAAGTTAAATTTGTAAATAAATATGAATTCAGTGATTATGAAACTTTAAAAAAATATGCTAATAATAAAGATGCTCCATTTCATTATCTTGGTTGTATGATTTATAATAGTGACGGTACTAGAACTAAAATTAGAAATCAAAATTATGAGTTTGTTAGAAAATTAAGGGGAAATCAACCTAAATTACAATATAATTATTTATGTTTAAAAAAAAATAATAAAATTAAAGAATTTTTATCATATTATCCTGAACATGCGATTATTTTTAATAAATTTAAAATTTTAATGTTTCAATATACAAATAATTTATTTAATAATTACATAGATTGTTTTATTCATAAAACAAAACCTCTTAAAGAATATTTATTTCAATATAAAAATCATATGTATCATCTACATGATAAATATAAAACTGAATTAAAACCTAATAATCTTAAAGTAGATAAAAAAGTAGTTATTGATTATGTTAATGAATTACATCCAGCTCAGCAAATGTTTGTAATTAATTATAATTACAAAAATATAAATAAAAATATTGAAGAAAATATGGAAGAAGAAAAAGTTAATACAGAAATAAATGAGTGATTATATATATCTTTCTACATCAACATCATCATCAATTCTGCGAAAAGTATATTTATATTTATTAGCTAAATATTCTCTTGGTAATGAATGATTTTCTTCATCTTCTTCATTATATATAATTTTTACAGGTATTTTTATAGGAGAAGGAACAATAACTATATCATCAAATGATGAAAATTCTATTTTATGTCTATTTTCTATAATTTTTGGTGTATTTTTAATTTCATGTGATTTTTTTTTACGATTAGAAAAAATATCACATATATTTCCCATTGTTTCTATTTATATTTAATAAAATATATAATTATATTATTCAATTTTATTTTTCTGAAAAGTATTCTTTTATTGAATTTAATATTATAATACTATTATTTACACAATCTTCTAATACTATTAATATATCATCTTTTGAAATAATATTTTTAAAGCTTAATTTTATAATACTATCTTTATCATGTGGATGTTTCTTTAAAAATCCAACATAAGATAGTTCTTTCTTTTCAGCAAAATATTTACTATATAAACAATACTCTAATATTTTACCAATTGTATAATCTTCATCTTTTAATATTATTTCATAACAATTATCCATTGTATCAGAAGCATCTTTTATTAAATCAATATTTCCTTTTAATGTTTCTAATGTTATATATAATTTTTTAATTATTACACTAGCAGCTAAATCCATTAAGTTAAAATTGCTATAAATTCCTATTGTTTCTAATGTAAAATCAAAACTATTTTCAATAAATAACCGCTTAGCATCTAATATCATCCAATCTTTCTTGGCAAATTCTATCTCCTCTTTCTTTAAATTTTTTTGTTTTAATTCTTCTTCTTTTTCTGTCCATTTATCTTTGATTTTAACTGCATCTAAAGTATTTCCATAAGCACAAGTGCTTACAACATTAAACATACCATCATCATTAGCATCACTTATTGATAAATGTGCTTCTAATTTAATATGTTCTGTATCACTATTATCTGTTAATTTTGGACGTAATCTTACTATATTTATATAATCTCCTGTAATTGGATCAGGTGGAAATATACCTCTTACTTCTCCTTCTTCTAAATATTTATTAGTATTAATATTTTTAATTTTAAAATCTTGTGTTGTAGCATATATTATGTTATTTGTTTCATTTTTTTTATCAAGTTCTACAATATATTCATTATAGGGAAAATTGTATATGTCAGATATATGAATAGGAATACAACTAATTCTTTGTTTTAACAATTCATTATTAAATCTTGTTTTATTGATTTTTATATCAACTTTATTTTCATTATATGGTTGTGTCTTAAAAACTATTAATTTTATATCTGATAATAATGTTCTTCGGATAGCATTTATAATACTTACATTTACATTACTAACTGTAAATTTTAATACACTATTTTCTTCATCTAGATTACTTATTTTTGCAAGTGTAGCCATTATATTTATATTATCATTATTTATTTATTATTTTATTTTTCAATTTTATTTAAAATAATTAAGTTTAAAAATATATATAAATATAATTTTTAATTATAATTATAATAATAGTATTATGAGTTCTATATTATATTATAGTAATTATTGTCAAAATTCTAAAAATTTATTAGCTACTATTTCTAAGTCTTCTGTTAAAAACAATTTACATTATTTATGTATTGATAAAAGAACACAAAAGAATGGCAATACTTATATTGTTTTGGAAAATAATCAAGAAATATTACTACCACCAAATGTTAATGCTGTTCCTGCTCTATTATTATTAAATGAAAATTACAGAGTTTTATTTGGTAAAGATATTTTGGAACATTTAAAACCTGTTGAAGAAGTTAATAAACAAGTCGCAACAGAATTTAATGGAGAACCAACTGCATTTGCAATTAATTCTGGATATTCTGGTGTTGTTTCTGATAATTATAGCTATTTAGATCAAGGTGTAGATGAATTAAGTGCGCAAGGTGAAGGAGGTATGAGACAACAAAGACATTATTGTTCTATTAATCATCAAGAAAAAATTAATACTCCTGAAGATGATTTTGTTCCTGATAAAGTTGATGAAAATAGTTTAAAAGAATATGAAGATAAACGAAGAAATATTTAAAATTAATTATAAGTAAAATATATATTTAAATACAAAATATATTTTAATTATATTATGGATAATACAGAAACTACCGATAATACTGAAACTGAAAATCAATCTAATAAAATTGATATACAAAATTTAATTGATTTTTCAAAAATTATTAAAGATCTATTAAATGATTTAAATAACACTTTTAATGATAAAGTTGAATCTATTATTAATAATGATATTGATCTTAAAACTATTATAAATTATGAATTGCCTGATAATCAAGAATATGATGAAAAGTTTATTTCTTGTGTTGAAAATATATTTAATTATTGTAAGTCTGTTTACCCTGTAAATTTTTTCAATATACTTTATCAAAATCAAGATATGTTTAAAGATGATAGTAATACTGAATTTTTGCCAAATATTCAATTCTCTGAATTATTTTTTGATACCACTTCTGATAATACTAAAGAAACTTTATGGAAATATTTACAACTCATATTATTCTCTATTATTACTAATATAGAAGATAAAGAATCATTTGGTAATAATGAAAAATTATTTGAAGCCATTAATAGTGATGAATTTAAAAATAAATTAGAAGAAACTGTTAAAAATATGGAAGGTTTATTTAATTTTAATAATACAAGTGATGAAAATTCAGGCGATGTATCTAATTCTGATCCATTTAATTTTAATAAAGTTTTTGAGTCAATGAATATTGATCCTTCTAATGTAGGTAATTTACCCGATACTGACACCATACACGATCATATTAATAAACTTATTAATGGAAAATTAGGTTCATTAGCTAAAGAATTAGCTGAAGAAACAACAAAAGATTTAGGTTTAGATGTTGAAAATATTACTGATGTAAATGATTTGTTTAAAAAATTATTTCAAAATCCTAATAAACTTATGTCTTTAGTTACTAATATTAGTGGTAAACTTGATAAAAAAATGAAAGATGGTTCTATTAAAGAAAGTGAAATTTTAGAGGAAGCTAGTTCTATTTTTAAAAATATGAAAGGTATGCCCGGAATGGATAATATTCAAGATTTATTTAAATCTATGAATTTAGATCAAATGTTACCAAAAGGTGGTAAAATTAATAGTAATGCTTTTCAACATATGATGGATCAAAATATTAAAATGTCAAAAATGAGAGAAAGAATGAAAAAAAAAGCAGAAGATAATTCACAACAAAAACAACAACAACAACAAGAACAACCATCTACATCTCAAGAATCTGATATGAATTTAAATCCTAATAATTTAAATGAACTTAATTCAAATTTAATGTCTTTAATGGAACAAATGAAAGGTGTAGATTCTAATAGTTTTATTGGTGATATTTTAAAACAACAATTACAACAACAACAAAAACCACAACAAAGAAGCACTAATACTAATAAACAAAGAAAAAAGAAAAAACATAATCGCAAAAAATAGTTAATTTAAAGTTGATTTATTTTATAAAAATAATTATGAATATATATATAAATGAATAATAATAACGATAATAAAGATAATATAGATACAAAAGAAAATAAAGATACAAAAGAGAATAATAATGAAAAAGAACCTATTCAATTTTGGATTAATAATCCATATGTTTTATTTGATTCCAATACATTTTTAGATATATGGCCTGTTGAACCTATGACTAGAGAAGAAAAACTTAATGCTATTAGTAGATTTGTTATTTATACAACCTTTATTAGTGTATTTTTATTTAGAAATGTTAAAATTCTTTTTACTGGAATTATTACATTAGTTATTTTAGTAATAACATATTATTTATTAAACAATAAATATAAAAATTTATTTAATAAAACATTTAAAGAAGGATTTAGTGATGAGGAAATCTATAACAAATTTAAAGATAATTACACCAATCCAACTGATAAAAATCCAATTATGAATGTATTAGTCCCTGAAATTCAAGATAATCCACAAAGATTACAAGCTGCCCCTTCTTATAATAAAGTTGTTGAGCAAAAAATCAATGAATCTGCTATTAATTTAGTAAAAAAGAATTTTGATGATCAAACAATAGACGAAAAATTATTTAATGATTTAGGAGATAAAT